TATACCGAAGCGCTCGGCAACGGCGGGTCTTAACCGCTACGGGACGCATGAGGGGATTGACTCCGAAGAACCCCTCGCCCGCCACAGGTTCTTTAGAAAGAACACGATCACTATCCAGGTGTTGGATCACACGAGGAGTGCTGCCAACATTGTAGCTGCGTCTGACGCAGAACCGAGATACGGAGCAATGGTGCCCAGCACACGGCCGCCTGTTTTGACGACGTCCTGGATGCGCAGTTTCTTGCGGCGATGCTGTTGCCGTTCCTTGGCCGACATCGAGCCGGCAGCTGGCCCAGACGTGGCCGAAGCCATGAGGCCAGCTATCATCGCCGCGTTTTGATCCGCGGTGATGGCAGACGGTACCAAGCCGACCACGCCAGCCTTTGGGAAGGCGGCGAAGTGAAGGTAAACGCCCACAGACACAAGGTTGGTCACAGAAGCAGGGCCGCCGATCAGCGCGACACACACGGCCACGTCACCCCACTCAGTGGGGGGGGAATTGATCGTGGCAGCTTGCGGATTGTTCCAGACTGGGGAAGTGGAGTACCAGGTGCAACTCGCACCATCCGCGGCAATTGACTCACAACCAAAGTCCTCTTGTGGGAAAGCCGCGACATCCGGGGTAATGGAATTACCGGGGACGCCGGACTGACCGTAAAATCGGCCTGAGGTTGACTGGATAGATCCAGTGTAACGCGCCTCTACGTCCAACACCAGGGGAATGAACCCCTGGAAATTGGCGTTGAATGACGTGTACTGAGTAGCCGAGGAATAACCGCCAGTGGCAATGGTGGTTCCGGTGAAGGAGGAAGCGGTGTACACCAGGGCGTTAGGATGTGGCCTTATGATGACGGCGGCGTTGCCGCTAGCGTCAGTGCTAAGGAGAACCTCCTGGTAGATACGATCCGCGACCGCCCTAGCGGGCAAAACCACTGGTGGCAGCGCGCTAGGAGCGTGCTGTGGGTCCTGGCACATGTCGAGATATGGGTGTGTGCGCGACGCTAAGGTCATCTGGGGCATGTTCTGGTTGGTCCGCTGTGGTTTGGGCTTTCGCCCTAGAGCCACTTGCGCGACCGGTAGTCCACCGGTGCCCTGTGCCTTCTGAGGGACTGGCTGTCCCTTCTTGGCGCCGCTGTTGTAGGTGAGCGCGCTTCCCATTTTCGGCATTCTTCCAGCAGAAACAGGAACACCCGAGCCTACCGACGGGCGAAACTATAGTACAATCGCCGGTAGCCTCGAATCCGATTGGCGAAAGGGTGGATGATTCCAACACCAGCGATGGTCTAGGCTTAGGGTGTTGTGACATACACACTACTCGACCGCAATAGAAGATGTACGGTCGCCACACTGTCACCCGTTATAGGCAGTGGTTGTGAGCCACATTTAGGGGCCTTGTACCCGGGGCAGGCCCCGGGTCTTACCGTAGCTGGAGCAATTGCCCCAGCTCGGCGTCGTAAAGGTCGCCCAACTGGCGTCCCCTTTCCCGAAGCAAATGCTCCATTTGGAGTTGCGTATCGGGGGAGATGCCAGTATGGGCTTCGAACTCGGCTCGGCACTCCAGGGTCGGTTCTAGCCAGGTGGTGGTCATCTTCGACGCTGCCAAGCGGGCAGCATCGTAGAGCTGTTCCTGGTTGAGATCCTGGGCGAGAGTCGGCACCAACTTGTAGGCGGTGTCGCGGTCGAACTCCAAGCGCTTGGCTGCTGCGACAGTCGGGCACGCCAAAGTGCCCAGGACCAATGCCTGGACAACCGGCCACCCTCGTGCCCAGGTCAGCTCTGACAAGCATTTGGCCCGCATGTACGATGCGTGGTCGTTAACGTGCTTGACAGTGTCGCCGAAGTTGGTAATGGCCTTACCGAAGAGGCGGGGTGTCGCCACCACCACCTCCCCTGACGGGCCGTACCACGCGTAGATGTGTCGCGAGCAGTATGATGCGCGCGGACCATCGCCCATGAGTGGGCCGATCTCGGCAGTGGCCGTAAAGCCAATGGAGCCTGCCACAGACACGAACTCGTCCTTGTAGGTGCCCATTAGAGCCCGGGGCCCTACCACCAGACCATCGTCCCCGGTAACCTTGATGAACCAGTCATCGTAGGAGTAACCGAGGTTGGTCATCACCCTCCTATGCATGAATATGCTTGCGAGGGTGTTGTAGATAGTGGTGGCAAAGTCCCCGGAGCAATTGGAGCCCACCAAAAGGAAGACCCATGACTGCCCGAAGGCGTTGAACACGCCACGCCGCGAATCCCCAACCCTGTAGATGCACCTTTCGGTGTCCTGTAAGGCGGAGATGAAGAGATTCGCCTGCTCCTGGGTGTGGGGATCCCCGAGGTCAGCTACCACGCGGTTGGTTAGCTTGATGACGAAGCTGACCAACTGACTCTTCAATGCCGGGCACATATGCCCGTCCATCCGGCTGATGTCGAAGCCGCCGGCCGAGTAGCCGGGAAGGTCGTGGGTGGTAAGAAAAGCACTAAGCTGAAGTGCTAAGCTGTCGGGGGAATCGTACACACCCATTTGAGGGAATGTCGCGGCAAGAAGCTTGGACAACGTGGCAGTTATCCCCAGGCAAGTTGCCTTGTTCGATTGGTGCCTGTTTGATATAATCCTGGGCACCTTCAGGTCCGGCGCTGTGGCGCCGGGGGCGTAAACGCCCTGGAACTCACTCTTCACGAAGGCCTCCACATCCGACCTAACGCGCTGCCCCATCTTTATGAGGCGGAGTTCCGCGACCAGCTGCGCCGCGACTTGCGGCGCGCCTTTGTATTGGTCAGCCCACTGTTCAGGGGTCATCACCCCCTGTTGTGGGTACCCGCAGCCCTTCTCCACTAGGCTGTACGGGGCGTATGGGGGCTCGAAGAAGAGGGCTTCGTAGTCGGCCCAAAGCGTGTCGCAGACCGTGAGGACTTCGTCCGTGGCCTGCAAGCGTGTCGGGTTCCCCAGCTGGCGTCCCAGGAACCCGTACAGCGCGTTCGATGCGCATAACTGTGGGCACGCGGGCCGTGTCTGGAAACACGGTCCCACCCGGGACACTGTCGGCCTTTTGAACGCACCACAGGCGCGCCCCTCGAGCAGGGAGCTCTCGCGTTCGATGAGGATCGCGAAAACTGTGCGCCCCTTTGTGCTCTCGAGGTACTCCTTGGCTTGTTCGTTGGCCGCGGCCCGATTCTCCGCGCGAAGGAGATTGTCGGGCGCTGGGAGTTTGTAGCCCTCCTCCCAGAGGCATGGCCCAAACAAGAGTTTGGGCCGCGGGCCTGCTCGCCCGCGAGGAAGCCCTACGCTGAGGGCAGCTCCCACTGCTGCTAAGCCGTTCTGGGCGTGACGGCCGATGTCGTACCACGGTGTGGTCGCGCGCTTGGTAGCCAATGTGGGCCAGACGAAGGCAATGCCCTCCGCGTACCCCTGGCGTTCCCGCCACAATTGTAAGTGGCGGGAAACGATGGAATGCCAGGCCATGGCCGCGGGCTGCAGGGCGCATTTCTGCACCTCGCTAAGGGGCATAGCCCTAATGGCGTTGCTAATGTACGGCGCCATTTTCTCGTCATATGGCCCCGACGTGGGCTTCAAGCGGTTGACAAGGGTGGTAAGGATCTTCGACCCTAGCAGTGCGGGAATACCCACCTGGCTCGTGCCTGCCCTGTCGCAAGCTCCCGTGCCGACAAAGACGCCGGCTGAGCCCGCCCAGATCATGTCCGTATCCTGGAAAGACAAGCCCCTGAACTGTTCAAAGTCCAGGAACACGTCGTAACAGGCAGTCCATCCGGTGTACACCGGGGGCCTTCTGTAGGACACTGTCCGGGGAGGGGGCGCCCCCTCAACCTCCGTATCAGGTAAAGAAGGCGTGGCCTCCGATACTGACGCGACGGAAGGGGGAGTTGGCAAGGGTAGCGAGACGACGTGCTCGCGTAGCTTGGCCTTGAAAGAGCCTGACACTGGTGACCCAGCCGGGTTGACGTGCCGGCGCCATGGCAAAGACGATGAACCGGTTACGGGCTTGGGGGCCCGGCCGGTACGCCTATGCCACTCACCGGAGCGTACTACCCCGACCACGGAGCGGCCTATGGAGGCGACTCGTTCGTAGCCGTGCGGGTACCAGTTGGGGACATACGGAGTGTGGCGGTAACTGGACAGATTGCCGCGAGCAGTCGCAAGCATAGTCCCGTCCGGTAGAATCTCCACGAACTCCTCTGGGTATTCGATGGACCCAGCCTGAGGCAACCCGGCGTAGGTTTTAAATGCCTCTATGACCCTCGTTGAATAGCCCTTGGCCTTGCGGCTGGCCAGCGCCCGTTTGACGAAAGCTATGGCGTCACTGTAGTAGGACACCTCACGCAGCAGTATGACGAGGTGATCGGGGCTCTCAACAGCGCCCCGCAGCACAGGACAATCCTGGCACCGGTTCTCACAGTAATCCGGCTCAAATGGAAGCCGGGTCGGTGAAGTTGAGGACCGGTGTCTGGCCACGTCCGCCTCGTCTATAGATGGACTGCAAGCGTGGGAGTAACAGTGGCCTTGGTACCCTAGCATCTTGGCGACGCTTGCCCCGATCTCGTAAACGGGGACGTTGGCTGACGCGGCGTGCGCCAAAGCCACCAACCCCGCTACGGCGTGTGTAAGGTCGCGGGACTTGGCGTCGGTACGGTGTCCGGCGCTGAGGTCCCGCGCTGCCTTGTGTTCGCGTAGCTTGACCGGGTATAGCATCTTCCTGGACCCGTACACCTGTAAACCACTAAAGAACGAGCCTTTTAGCCTGAGCCTCAAGCGAACGTCCTCGTCTGCCTTGCTGAACTGCAAGTGGTTGTCTAGGCGCACCGCGGCCTGTAGTTTCTGCTCGGGTATGTCAAACGGCACTGGCTCAGCCGTGCGCACGTCAGGTGGCAGCTTCTGCCTAGGTGCCTTCGCGGCGGCTTGCTGCAGTCTCCACCCTGCCGCTCCAAC